CTCCAGATCGGAACGGTCGCGGTCCTCGAACTCGGCGACCTTCTTCGCCAGCGCCGCAGCCTCACGCTTGGCCGTCGCAGCCTCCTGCCTCGCGGCGGCCCGGTCGGCCTTCATTTTGTCGAGGGCCTTCTTGCCGGCGTCGCCGAGCTTGTCAGCACCCTCCGGGTCCGGGTCGGGCTCCGGGTCGGCAGGATCCGGCTCGGGGTCGGGATCTGCCGGGTCCGGGTCGCCCTTGGGGTCCACGGGTCCCGGGTCGGCCGGGTCCGCGGGGTCGGGTTCGTTGTGTCGGTCCAGCCGGAACCAGTCCGCGCCGTGAGCAGCGGACAGCCAGCTCTTACGGATGTTGTGCATGGTGGTGTGTCTCCCGTTGCGGGATCAGAGACCGCGCCTTGCGCACGGCCAAGAGTGAGACTCAGACGCTCCAGCCCAGATAGCCGTACTGGCGAAGCAAACTGATGGCCTCATCGCGGCTACCGGCGATGCGGTAGATCTGCTCAGGCAGAAGGCGCGGCGAGGAGAGTTGGAAACGTCGGGGATACCGGGGCGAGGCAGTGCCCGCCCGGTAGGCGCGGGACCGCTCCATCTGGAAGTACAGGCCGCGGCGCGTGGTGCCCTCGTAGGTGGCGCGCACTCGGCCGCCGTAGCCGTCCGCCGCGGTGTACATGCCGCGGCGGGCGTTCACGACAGAGTTCATGTCCGCGCCATCCCGGATCGCCTTCGCGCCCGCCTCGGTGAAGATGCGGTCCTGCTCGGCGCGGGACAGGCCCTTGAAATAGGCCTCCGGATCGAAGGCCCCAGGGATGTGGCGGTCGCGGGCGATCAGCTTTGCGGGCATATGCGTACAATCACACCGCGGATGCCGTTGAAATCCTGTATTCCAGCCGTACTCCCGCCCGGCGAGGATGATGCACCGACTGCACGCGGGCGGATTGACCACCCGGATGTAGCCGTTGATCGTGCGGTTCCCCGCGATCGACACCCCGGTGGCTGCCCTCCCGGCATCCGTGACCTCCGACGCCGCCATCCGCAGCAACTGCTGCAGGCCCGTCATCATCGCCTCGACCTCATCGACGCCTGCCGCGATGGCCGTCTTCGAGGTGATGAGCGGCAGATCCAGCAGCGTGTCCAGCGACCGACCATCAGCGGCAAGGCCAGCGAAAGCCTCGGGCCGGACGCGGCCCGCTGGGTCAGATGTCATACCACCAGCCGCGATGATGGACTCGACGTAGGCGTCCGCCGCTGCCGCCGTAGCCAACTGGCCGGCGGTCACAGTGCGGACCACCTCCGGGCCGATGTAGATGGCCCACGAACGGCTCAGATCGCGGCGGTCGATCTCCCGCCACAGCTGCTGAACCCGGTCCGTCACCCGGCGGGCATGCGACTGCTGAGCCACATAGAAGGCATTCGCGAGCTCCTCGGCCGACAGATCCCGCACCGGCCCCGTGGCCATCAGGCCACCTCCGCGGGTTCGGGATCAGCCTCAGGTATGACGGGATCGGGCGGAGGCTTCGGGCCCGCCTCCAGCGCCGAGAAGTCGCCGGCCATGATGCGCTGCATCGCATCCTGCGCCGCGGCCTCGTCCTCTTCCTCCATGCGCTCGATCTGCGCCTGCGTGTACCGCAGATCCTCGCGCGTCTGCCGGAGAGGCACGATCTTCGCCTGGAACTTCTTCACCGAAGCATCCGCGACCTGAGCCACCGTCGGAGTCGAAGCGTCCCGCCAAATCGTCTCCAGCGACCGGGCTGCCGGATCCCACTCGCCGTCCTTCACCCGCAGAACCAGCCGCATGACGCGCTCCCACGAGCCGCCCCACGCCCGCTGCTTCCGCTCTGCGCGCTTCACCAGCCGAGTCTCGGAGGACCGGATGGCGTCGGCTGACGCCGGATTCTGGGTCGAATAGCCGAGGAACTGCGGCGGGAGGCCGGACAGGGAACTGACGAGCTGGGCAAGCTGATTCAGCGTGCTGTGGAAGTTGCTGAGCGACGCCTCCGGGAACTGGACGACGTCCGCGCCGTCCTGCTTGGAGCGCTCCGTCGCCCACATCCGGCCGATGATCCGGCTGAACGCCGACACCCGCCGCCCGGCGTCGTCGACGAAGTCCTCCTCGCCGAAGCCGAACGCCACGCGCCGCGGCGTTGCGTGATACTCCGCTGACACCATCATGTCCGTCGCGATCTTGCAGGCCGCATCGGAGAGCGGGATCACGTCCTGGAGCTCACTGACACCGCCCGGACACTTCAGCCGCGGGCGGTTCGGAAGCACCTCGACGAGAACCTCGCCCGTCTCGTGCTCATCCCGCGGATACTCCGGGTCCTCGACCCAGTGACCCGACTCCTTCACCCACCACACCGTGGCATCCGGCAGATACAGCGTCGCGTGATCGACCTTCCGATCGCCCTCGCCATCCTCCTGCCAGCGCTTCACCGCAGCGGCCACCCGGCGCGTCCGAGGATCGAACTCCGCAAACATGTCCAGAGCGCTCTCGACGGTGATCAGAGGAGTCGAGTCGTCGCCCTCGTTCGCGCCCACCACGATGTACGAGCGCCGCATCGCCAGGGCATCCAAGTGCCCCATCTGCGACTGCTCGTCCATGTCATTGGCCTGCCAGATCCGCCACAGCTCGTCATCGGCATCCGCCACCCCGGGGAATCGGAAGCCCTCGACATCGAGGCGCTCCTCGATCGAGTCGACGATCAGGCGCGGCCAGTTGATGACCACCTGCCGCACCGTCTCCTGCAACTCCACCTGCAGCTCCGGCGCCATGTACGACAGCGGCTGAGAGCCCTCGTAATAGGAGTTCAGCCGCTTAAGTTCGTTCAGCTCCTTGTCGTGGCACGAGATCAAGTGAGTCAGCCACTGCAGCTCGGAGCGCTCCACAGGCACCCCCTCACCGCATCACGATCATCTTGGACTTCTTCTTGGGACGGGCCAGGCCGGCGGCCGTCGCATCCCCAGCGGCCTCATGGGCGAGGATGCTCGGGATCGCAGCGTCGATCTTCTGAGACGGGCTGGCCTTGCCGAGCACATACCGGCCGCCCACGCGGGCCGCCTTACGGGCGTTCCGCACATGCGCAGCCGTGGTCACACAACCGTCATGCCGGAACACCGAACCGGCCTTCGTGACGTCCGTCAGCAGCCGTTCCGCCGCCGCGTGCATCTGCACCGTGCGGTACGTGTACCAGCGCACCACGCGCTTCTCGCCGTGCCGGTCCGCCCAGCCGTCGACCTCCGACTCCCAGTACGGCGGATCGCAGTACATCCGCAGCACGTCGAAACGTGCGAACACCTCGTCGACCGCCGCGGCCACTTCAAGGCGAGGCACCTGGCCGCCGTAGTCCGCCGGATTCCAGATCGTCGGCAACTCATCCGGGCCGAACGTCGGCGTGAACTGATAGCCGTCCAGCGTCTCCAAGCGGAGCGCCGTCCAGTCATCAACGTCCGAGCCGTCGAAGCCCGCCACGACCGTCGTACCGTCCGGAACCTCACGGGGCTCCGCGAGGGTGTCCCAGGCGTCGCCGTTCATCCACGACCCGGCGCCGTACACGATGCGGTTCCCGAAGAATCGCTCCGCCTGCTCCGGATCCTTCTCCAGCAGTTCGGCGGCCTCGGCCTCGATCGCGTCGAGGTCGACGTGCGTCGAGCCCATGTAGACGTGCCGGTGGATCTTCCGGCGGTCCGTCTTGTTCGTGTACTTCAGCGACGCCGGCGGAATCCGGTGGAACCGGAAGATGTCCTTGACCTTTGCCTCGGACGTGGCCTGCGCGACGCTGTTCTCCGACGGGTTCCACGCGTTCGTGGTCTCCATTGTCCGCCCGCCCATACCGGCGGCGCCGCGGCGCTGGGTCGTGGCAACACGGTCCATCTTGTTCCCCGGCGTCCAGAGCTGACTTTCGTCCTGGAGAACAAAAGTGACCGGGTTGCCCAGGCGGGACTGCGCCGACGACGTCACCACGTCGATGCGGCCGTCGTTGGGCAGGCGGATGAACTGCTCGCCGACCCGCATCAGCTCACCCAACGGCCCGTTGCGGATCATCGACTGCAGGGGCCGGTAGACGTTGTCGGTCTGCTCCTCCGAGAACGCCGTGATCTGCACCAGCGGAGTCGGCCATGGAATCGCCATCGGCTCACCCGGCTCGTACTCGTACAGCCAGCCGCACCCGCAGCCGTGATCGCGGCAGTCGTACACCTCGCCGCCAACCGCCCAGCCGTCAAAGACCGCCGGACCAACGCCCTCATTCGCGCAGATCGCCGCTGTCCACGGACCCTTGCCGGTCTTCTGCGGCGCCACGCACTGAGAGCGGCGGTAAAAGAATGCCGGAGCCAACTGGCCCACCGTCGCAGTCGGCTTCACGCGGTAGAAGTTCGCCGTACACCACAACTGCCAGTCGTACATCTGGAACGGCTCACCCTTGCGGAAGCCGTCCGGGACGACGCAATGCGCCTCTATCCAGTCAATGCTGACCCACAGCGTCGGGAAGTCGACGACGAACTCGCTACTCTTCTCCATCGCCCTGGACGACCTTCAACCGCGACCGCGCCGAAGACCGCGCCGGCGCCGAACGGCCCGCAGCCGGCCGGACAGGAACCTCCTCGGCCATGACCCGCCACCGGTTCGCCCGCATGCCCGGCGTCGTCAGACCCAGAGAGTCGG